CTAGCGAAACGTGTGCCGTGGAGCTATCAATTTCTTTGGACCCCGGGCTTTATCATTTGGTTTGGAAACTGAGGCGAACTATCCCTAGATACTACAAGTTAGCACGGTTAGTGACCCGTCGAAAGAATATGTCTGAGAATTTTAAGATTGAGGTGGAGCCATCTTTTGCCGGCTTTAAAGTGACTATGTCTTCCCACATTTTCTCCTCTCCTATGGTGCACGTCGAATATGTTTCCACCATTGATGAGCCTACCATGCGAGATGTGTATTTAAAGGCTCTCGCTTCTTGGGAATGGGACATTGGTATAAGTAGAGATGGCCATCCTAAGACTCTGTCTCCCTCAGACCTTTTTGTGGATATGAGTGTACATGCTATGGAATCATCTAATTGGAAGCTTGTTCATCCACCTGTTTTGCGTACCGTCGTTGAATCCCCAATGGCACTTCCTGAAATTGACGATTGGTGGTATGGAGCCCTGAAAGATATAGACTTGATTCGCTTTTCAGCATGGGGTCGTTCATTTCTTGAGAAAGAGGTTTGGGACTTTCCGTCTGGAGTCCCGAGTCTCCAAGCGCTTGTTTTGCGTCGTTTATCATTGTATAATTACACTTCCCGCGATGGCCTTGGCCCTATAGTCGTATCAAATACTGCCAATCTTCGTCCATATAAACTACCAGCTTTAATTGCCAAATATGCTAAACCTGTTGAAATCGGAGTAAAGGATGTGTTTCTTCGTCGTTGTTTATCTAATGCGGTTCTCATTTTGAATTCCGTCATGGGCACTGACAAAATGTATAGGCAGCAAGTCTTTGAATATAGTGCTTCTGAATTTGAAAAGACTCCATTCCCTGGCCCGGCCAGCTCTGGTTATAGGCCGGGCACTGATCGTCTTGATCCAGGGCCTATACCCATCAAGTACGTCTATAATGGATCTAAGGAGAAGCAGGCTCCTTATGCTTTTGCTATGTCTCAAGCATATATTGCGGCCATACGTCAGGGTTTACGTCCAGAGTATCCCGAGCGTTGTTGTAAGATAGCTTTCAAGTATGAGATAGGAGATTGTATGTGGTCGTTTGGGAAGAAGCGCCTCGAAAAATATATGAAATGTCGCGAGTTTTTTATACCACATTTTGTTGATTTCCTTCTCTGCTGCATGGTTTTTGGATATCGCATGCTTCTTGAGCGGGGAAATACTATAACCATTGGCTTTAAGTGGTGGTTTGGAGGAGCACAGACATTTGCATCAGAATTGGGTTACGGTCGCACAGACGTGTTTTACAGTGGTGGGGACATAAAAGGTCAGGACTACACTACGCCGCAGTATATGTTGAACATGTTTGTTGCGTCTACCTTGGTATATTTGGACCCTTCTTCTCCAGATTATGAATTATTTAAATATGTATTGAGGCACTGCGGCGACTACCTGGTTGCCAAGTTAGTTAATTTTACCGGTAATATGTGGCGCTGGGTCGTCGGCACGATGCCTTCTGGACATTATACGACTTCGCATTGTAATTCTTGGATCCTTGCTGTGTATTTTTGGGCTTACGTATATGGAGTACATGTTAGAAACCGTAAAGCCGGCATTTTGTATAAGACACAAAGGGGCTTTGGGATAGGCGCTCAGTATTTTATTCGATTTAAAGTATACGGAGACAACCATGTGTTGGCCTTGAATCGTGAAGCCATGAAGTATTTGTCCTACATGGATTTTGTTTCCTTTGTTAAAGGCCTTGGTATCGACATACACGATATACAAAATAACGTTCCTCTTATTTCTGTGCCTGATACTCAAGGCGGGCTCAAGACAACCGGTATTGTGTTCCTCAAGCGTTATCTTATTGAAGTGACAACAAAAAGTGGTACAGTTATTTTGCCGTATAAGACATTTAAAGATACGGCTCCGAAGATCGTATTCGGTAATTCTCCTCGACGCAACGTGTTCGATTATTTGTTGGCCTTGTCTGGTCTAGCTTGGGATACAATGGGTGTTAATACTTATGTGTATAACATTATAGTCAGTCTTTATCAGGCAGCAGCTTATTACATACAGAAAAATAATCTTGGGCTGCTGTCAGAGTATCTTAATTCCTACGCTGATAAAGGCGAGGAGGCCCGTAAGAGGGCACGAAAGATTGGCATTCCTTTGGAAGATTATATGACCTTTCCAACCAGAGAAGAATTGCTGAGGAGACACAAATTTGTACCTGAGTCTCATTGGTATCGACGTGCACCTAAGCTCCACGGGTGTATTTGGGACGATTTGTTCCAAGGTAAAAGCTATCCTAACCAGTATTTTGTTAACTAGACGGTTTTTT